TCGGTGCTTCAGCCGTGGACCTCGTGGCTGGAACGGATTACGCTAGTGCCGTAACAAACTCAGCCGAGGAGTTAAGAGATAATTTAGGCATAGATCCAGAGGGATTTATAGGTAAGGGCGCAGAAGTTCTAACGCAGTTTGTTGTTCCAGGTGTGGCCGCAGCAAGAGCTGTTGGTGGTATTTCAAAAGTTGGTCGATCTATTGGTCAAGCCAAAGGAGCAAAGGACGCTCTTACTAGTGCAGAACGTTTTGGTTTTATTGCGAAGGATCTTGGAGCAGCCGCTGGTGTAGATGCGGTAGTTTCTACAGATGGAATGACAACCATTGGAGATTTCTTTGGCGGTGGGTTTACTGCTACGGATGATACCATTGGATTGGATGGTCGTGCTGAAGCTCTTCGCCGTATTAAGAATAAATTAAAGATAGGTGCGGAAGCTGGCATTGCTGGGGCCGCGATCACTGGTGCTTTTACAGGAGTGAAAGCCGTAGGCAAAGGAGTGAAAGCTTCGCAAGTTGGTCAAGATGCTATTGCTGGATTGTCTGATTTAGAACAGAAAAGAATTTTTAGTTCTGATGAATTATCTGGTGGGCAACAACTCTTTGCAGATCTTATGGCTGGGTTTCGTTATCGTTCTTTCTTGCCTGAACAAATTGCAACACGTCGATTAGGTATAACAGGTGCAGTGGATAAAGATATTAAACAAGCAGAGATGAATTTAAATAGTTTAGAAAACGATTTAAACAAATCTTTAGGTGCTGTGTCTAAAGAAGAACTTGGCAGTGAGCGTATGAGGTATATGAACATACTAAATGATTTTGTTACTGAAGCGGACGAAACAAAACGAGCAGGTCATTTAGAGAAACTACCCAGTAACGAGCTGCGAAATACTGCTCGAAGAATGCGAAAACACGTTGATGATTTAAGTAAATATATATCAAGAGAAAGTAACTTTATTAAATATGCTGGTGATTTAAAAGTTCAAGATAAAGAAGCAGCAGGAAAAACAATTAAACAAGTTATAGATTCAAACGTAGGTTCGTATTTTCGCCGTCGGTTTAAAGTGTTTGAAGACAGCAAATACACACCTGATGCAGAGTCCATTAAAGTTGCAGAAAGTTTCTTTAAGAATAAAAAAGAAGGAAGAAAATTTGTAGAGGGTGAGTTAACGAACGAGCTAAGGAGGACGAACTCTAGTCCCGCGTTTGAAGAACTGTTAGAAAAAAACTTCGGTCTTACACGAGCTAACAATAATATAATAGGGAATGGTGCGAAGGCTACCGTCGAAATCACCGGAGATGTTACGGATGATATGGCGAAGTATGCTAGAGAAGAACTCTTTAAACGCTACAAGTCTTTAGCTAACAGAAAACATAAAGGTGGAACTGTTGCAATAGATCGTCTTAAAACAGGAATGTTTATAGAACGTAAGGGTTTACCTAAAAACGTTGGAAGGTTGTTGGGAGAGATAGACGATCCGAGAGAGGCGTATCTTGGAACCGTTGCGGATCTCTCTCAATTTAAGGCAACAGATGATTACTTTGGCATGATAGAACAGATGGCAAAAAATAATACCTCGATTGGTAAATACTTTTTTAGAGAAGGAACAATAAACCCTGCATCAATAACGGCCACAAATAAAGTTGGAACTCCTTTTACGGATTATGAAATTGAAAAAATGTTAGAGACGGGGGAGTATGTTAGACTTGGAAGCGACATCGCTCCGAGTATACTTAAAGATCCGACCGTAAAGTTAACAGCCGCAGGAAGAGGTAAAATTCAAGAAAGTGTATTACAATCTGGTTGGGGTAACTTGAATGGTTTTGTTGTTCCCAAAAAAATATATGACAATTTAACATCAACTGTTCTTGCGGAAACAAATCCCTTTGCTCAGATAACTAGAAAATTAATGGGAGGTTTGTTACGAGCTAAAGGTGTGTCACAATATTCAAAAACAATTCTATCTCCCATAACACAGATACGAAACTTCACAACGGCCTCATTGTTCGCATTAGCAAATGGAAATGTAGGGGCTGGAATGAAAGGAGACCTCGCTTCGTCTGCCAGTATGGTGTTTCAAAACCTACGAGGCCTTGCAAAAGACCCTGCATCTCAAGCAACCTTTTTAAAAGAACTGGAAGGTATGCAGATACGCGGTGTCCTAGGTACAAACACAGAGCTTAAAGAAATTCAAGACATGATTAACAAGGGTGTTGGGTTCTCGGGCCGTGATCCTAAGTCTGGAGTTGATGCTCTTCTTTCAGGATCACGTTTTACAGAGGGCCTTGCAGATACAAAACTTGCTCGAGGTGGGGGTAAGTTATTTAAAAAGTTTGAGGATCTGTATCAAGGTAGTGATGATTTTTGGAAGATATACAGCTATGAATTTGAAACACGTAAGTTGCACAATGCTCTCCGAGGATTGACGGATGAACAGAAGTTCATGCATCTTACCAAGCAAGGACAAGATCAGGTTATTGCTTCGGACACATATCAAAACTTAGTTAAGTCTGGTGGCAAGATTGAAAATGGTAAGGTAACTTTTGGTCCCGATAACTTTGTAAAAAATGATAGGGGGGTAAATACAACAGAAGTATTACGAACTAAACAAGGTATTTTAGATGAATTAATTAAAGATAAGGCGGCACAAATTGTTAGAGACACTGTTCCAAACTACAACAGGGCTCCTGGATTTATCAAGGCTGTTCGTAAACAGCCGTTCTTTGGAAACTTTGTTACGTTTCCTTTTGAAATATATAGAACAGGAACGAACATAATTAGTCAGGCGTTGGAAGAAATTAACTCAGGTATACCTGCATTAAAGCAACAGGGTATACAAAGAATGACAGGGTTTCTAACCACCACCACGGTACTTCCAGGGGCTCTTGCTAGTTTGGCGTATGCAACCACAGGCGTTGATCGAGATGAAATGAAAGCCTTTCAAAGATCCTTTGGTGCTCCTTGGCAAAAGAACGCTTTGCTTATACCTCTTGGCAAAGATGAAGACGGTAAAATATCTTTCATTAACTTCAGCACATCCAATCCTTACGATACTTTATCTCGAATGGGATACGCTGCACTCAACGCGATAGAAACAGGAGATGCTTTAGACAAGAGCGTACCTGATATCATGGGCAGTGTAATGACTGAAAGCATTTTTGAATTTGCCAAACCATTTGCTGATCAGTCTATGGTGGCAGAAGCGTTGCTCGATGTTACTGCAAGAAACGGAAGACAGACACAAGGTGGAGAAGTTTACAACGAACAGGATACAACTGTAACTAAATTTCAAAAAAGTATGCTGCACGTTATGGAAACAATTTTACCGAACATCGTTCCCTTACAAGTAAGCGGTGGAGAACTAGGCATAAGTCGAGGAGTTCGCGGTGTTCTTGGAGATCCATTTGGTGGATTTTTTGGAGAGTTCGGTGTTGTTAATCCAAAAGATAAAATGGGAAATGAAAGAACAGGACTTGGCGAGCTCTCTCGATTAACGGGATTTAGCTCACAAACATTTGATCCAAAACGAGGATTGAAGTATGCTGCTCGTCGTTTTCAAAGAGGTCAGTCTGATGCTAATAGATTGTTTACCAAGTATACAGATGATGAAAACGCAACTCCCAATACATTCCTTAAAGGATATCAGTATGCCAATCAACAGAAGCTGGCGAATGATAAACAGTACTATCGAATGATTGAAGACCTACGATCAATGGGTGTACCAAACGCAGAGATTGGACGCATTCTAAAAGCCAACGGCATTAGTGGATGGAAAGATATCATAAAAGGAAAGTATAGACCTGTAAGTATATCTCCTCAAAGTATACGAAAGATGAAAGTAGCTGGAACGTATAATACTTTTCCAACGCAACAGATCAACTCACTTCGCCAAAGCATGAGCCGCATTGATCTTAGTACGGAGTTTGAGCCAGAAGAAAACATAATATATGACAAAGTACTTAATCCACTGGGCGCGGTCAAAGACGCATTGAGTAATATAATTCCGGCAGCAGAGGCTGGAACTATGCCAACAAGTCAGATGCCACAGTTCACTCAGCCACAGGTTACCACCTCACCTACATCTCTCGCAGGTGATAACCCAGCTACTCAAGAGATTGCTAATCGGTTGACTCGTCAATAGACTTTAAGTGTTCCTCTATCTCTTCGAACGTTTGTCTCCAAGTAAAGATAGGGGTGGTCTCGCCCATGTACGAACCGATAGTATTAAACTCAAGGTACTCTACAGCGTCATCATATTCCATATCATCTCTCTCCATAAGTATCTCAACACATTTATTCGCGTCATAAACTAGTACGTCAACGCTTCCGCTTTCTGCCCACTTCAGTCCTGTGCCTATTACGGCTTCGTCAAATCCATCTGCTTTCAACATTATCCTACTTCTCCCCAGTTGTCCCCAAGTTCCTCGTCCACTTTGGATGGAACCTTGAGTATGTGATCTAGTCCTGTTTCCATTATCTTTGTAATCTTATCCGCTTGCTCCTGACTTTCTACAGAGAAACACAATTCGTCATGGACAGTAAGCATAGGCACGAGGCCCTCGTCATAACAGTCCTTCATTGCTTTCTTTGTTTGATCCGCAGCAGATCCCTGGATAAGTTTATTCAAAGCCTTGTATGTAAACGCCCTTCGTAAATTCATGCCATGAACTTTCTTTGCTTCTTCCAAAGACAGAGGTTTATTATACTCGTAACTTCTTGGCTCCCACAAATGAAACCTACACTTCCTACCAAGCAGGGTACGAATAGTGCCATGCACTTGTGCTTGTTGACTAGCAAGATCCGCCAATCCTTTTACAAACGGAACCTTAGTGTGATGCACATCAAGAAGATCCTTTGCTTCTGCATGTGGGATTGATAACTGGTTGGCAAGCTTTGCCTTACCCATGCCGTACATGATACCAAGGTTCACGGTCTTCGCTTCTTTCCTTGTTATTCCTGCAAAGTCTGCCACCATTTGATGCAAATCCACATCGCCCTTGTGATACTCCTCAACAATACTGTCAATCATATCATGACGTTGTGCTACGTTCGAGGGTAGGCTTGCCGCAAAGTGCACCAAGAGCCTCGGTTCTTGGCTCGAGTAATCAAATGATCCCCACTTGGTTCCTTCTTCCGGGATAAACAATCCTCTGATCATCTTCTTTATATCGGGATCACGAGCTGGGATCTGCTGTAGATTGGGATTGGAAGAAGAGAACCTTCCTGTAACCGTGCCCCCATCATCTGAACGAAGTTGATGAAATTCTGTGTGTATCCTACCCTTGTGATTGTGGCGAAGGATTGTTTCAATAAACGTACCGTCTGCCTTGTCAAACTCTCGAAGCTTAACCAATGCCTGGCACACTTCATGAGGATGTGCTGTAAGATACTGCTTGGTGAATGACGGAGATCCAGCCTCGGTCATCGGGTGCTTTAGGTTCAACGCATCAAACATTAACTTAACAGATGCCCCAGCCCACGGATCAACGTCCACTCCAGACTTGTCCTTAATAAACTTACGCAACTGTTTGGTTCTAACATTCAGATCCTTCTTAACTCTTTCCGCCTGATCAAGATCTACACGAACTCCCTTGGTTCTCATGTCGAGCATTAGAGGAATGAGGGAAGTCTCGAGATCAAAGATGCCCCAGAGATCCTGCTTATCAAGCTCGATCTTTAGCCTGTCCCATAGCTTCAAGGTCATGACGGCATCTTGCTCGGCATACTTTCCCACGAACTTAGGAGGCAGCTTCCACATGTCAGCCTTTGGATCAAGACCCCAATCCTTGGCGGCATCCCTTAATGTCTTCTCGTCTTTCCGCATATCGATATAGTCTCGACCCACGTTATTAAGACTGTAAGAAAACCTATTCTCGTCAATGACAGGAGCCGCAACCATCGTATCGATGATCCGCCCTTGGACCTCGATCCCCTCTGCTCTGAGCCATCCTGCATCATAGGTTGCGTTGTGCATAATCTTATCTATATGAGGAGTTTGCATCTGGATCTTCAGCCATTTCATCGTGACCTTTGGATCTAGGTTGTGCCCATTCTCGTGACGAATAGGAAAGTATCCTGAGTAATCCCCAGCAGCTACAGCTATACCAACTATGTAGCCATCGTTTCGTGCCCACCCTGGCCCAAGGGTCATGATGTTTGGATCTCTTGTTTCAAGATCCACGGCTATTTGTTTATGCTTTGTTAGATCAGGATACTCTGTTGGTATGTTCCAATCAGGATCTATAAGTTCAAAGAAATTAATGGTACTCTTATCATGTCTACTCCTTACCATTGTTCTCTCCTCCCAATGCGCCATACCCACAGACATCGATCCAAGAATCTGTATGTTTAGGAGTTTCTATTAAGCGACTTAACTTTACTGCAATCATACACTGATAGACCTGTGCAACTGTGACCTCCTTATCAAGAAGGACAGACCACATCTTAGCAATGCGCTC